CATCGCGCAACTGCCGCAGGCCACATAGCCGCCCCCCCTCACCCCCGCCCCCAGGTCACCTCCTTGTCCTGAATTGCGGTGACGTATTCGAAGCCCCGGTCCCCCGGATGCAGCGCCTGCTGGCTTTCGTGGGTGTAGCGCCAGCTTCGGGGGGTGGTGAGATCGATCAGGCGGCTCTCGTAGCTCAGCGTTATCGTGCAGGTCGCGGCATCGTCGGTGATCTGCGGTACATCGAGGCGGCCGGCAAAAGCTTGTACCGGGTCGGCGATGATGGTGCCGTCTTCGGCCAGCAGGGCGAGCCAGATGCGGCCGGGCAGGCCCTGGCGGGCCTCGGCAATTGCCAGTTGCACCATGTCGAGCGGCACCCCGGAGAGCGAAATCGTGGTGCCCGAGGCCACCACCTCGCCGCGCTCGTCGATGCCGCCGATGCCGAGCAGCGATCCGGCCCCGGCCCAGGTGTGGCCATTCCAGGTGATCTCGCCGAGGCCCGACCAAAGCCGCAACCAACCAGTTGCGAACTGGCCCTCGAAGAAGAGCGCAGGCCGCAGTTCCGCCTCGGCAAGGGCTGCGGCAAATTCGGGTGTCAGATCGCGGCTCATAGCGCCTCGCGGGCAGTGAGGGAGAAGCGGTAGCTGTCGGCGCGGCCGATGCGGGCGGGCACCGGAGCGGCGAGGCGCAGCAACACCGCCGGGGCTGCGACCTCGAGCGATGCGCCGTCGGTGGGGGATGCGCGCAGGCGTGGCACGAGGCTTAGCGTCGCGCGCCCCGCAGCATCGGCGGTGGCGTCTTCGGTGACCTGATG